GCGGCCGCCAGGGTCTGGATGGCCTGCCGCACCTTGGCTGAGTTATCAAAGACGACCCGCGCCTGGGCCTCGGTCGGTCGCCGTGCCATCTAAAAATTCGGGTAACCGACGTCGGGACCGTGATAACCAGGGCCGGCAGGCATCGGTGGCAGGGCGCCGTAGCCGATCTGCACGCCGCCGGTGCCGACCAGCAGGACCAGCTGATAGTACTGCATGCCGTAGGTGGTCAGGCCCCAGAAGCCCTGTCCCTGCATAATCGAGGTGTCATAGCTAACCGAGACGGCGCCGACCGACTTGGAACCCATCGGGAAGGGCAGGCGGCCCGGCATACCCGGCTTCCCCTTTTGATTGCTAAATATCGCCAAGTGGTGCGCCGTAAATAAATAAACGCCGACTTCGTAATATGCGCCCCAGCGACAGGGATCGAAGTTAGCCAGCGCGATGTCCATCCAAATCTTGCGCTGGAGGAATGGATAGCGACCGGCGTCATTGAATTCCGGGAAGGTCAGCATGAACCGCGCGTCGGACGGGCCTGAAGGCAGCGCAGGCAGGACCTCCGCGTCCGCGGTGAGTGAGCCTTGGCCAGTTGTCGTAACGCTCACTTTGGCCTCCTCGGTGTCAGGATTATATAGCCGTCGTCTTTCACCGACGTCGCGATGTGATGCGTCTCGCCCATAATATCATAAACAAAGTCGATGTTTCGCACCTCGGGGCAGGTCTCTAGCTCTCTGGCTATCAACGGTCCATGCCCGTATGGCCCGTCGACATAAAGCCGCAGATCATCACAGGTGATAACGTCCTGCCCGAGCGGGCGGGTCGCGGCGATAATCTCCAGCTCCTCTTCGAGCGGAAACCGCAGGTTCATGTCAGGTTCGGCGGACAACTGTGCCCCCGAGTAGCAACCCGGGAAGTGCGCATCGAGCCAGAACAGGATAGGGGCGTCCAACGGTAGCGTCGGCAAGAGGTGGCGCAGAAAATCCGCTGAAGCGGCGTGCTCGATATGCACTTTAGCGTGGTCGGCGAACAGCTTCTTGGATATTGCGAGAATTTTCGGATCAATGTCACACGAATATAACGCTTTGAAGTCCCACGCCCGCAATGTGCCGTCAAGCGAGCAGCCGTCACCGGTACCCGTCTCGACCAAATACTCTAACGAATATGTCGTTGCCAGTGTCGGGATATCTAAGCACCAGACTCCGCCCATGACTGCCTCCTCGGCAACGGTATATAAGCAACCCGGCAATGCTTAGGGCAGTAGGGCCGCCCATATGCCGCTTCCTCGTCACACCAGACCAAGTCCTTCTTAGGCTCACCGATTGGCCAGCAGCAGAGACGGGGAGAGCGCAACGGCGGGAGCGATACGCACATTCCCTCGAACTGCTGCGCGTTCGCGAACGCCTCGATCGGCGAAAGCCGCTGTTTCTTAACTAACTCTTTCTTAACGATCTCTTTCTTAGCGGGTTTCTTTTTGGCCGGTTTCTTCTTCGTTGGCTTCTTCTTGCCGGCCTCTTGCTTAATCGGCCAAGGCAGCTCTAGCTGCACCGGTCCTGTTGATTTGGCTAAGTAGAGGCCGTTATGAATGATATGCGGGCCTAATCGCTTCAGGCCGATCCGGTCGGCCCGACCCAGCACCGCATTCTTTGACGAAGGCCTGCCAATACGTTTAGCAATCTCGGACGCTGAAATCACTCCCCAATGATCGCGAATAACGTTATCTTCTTCGTACGTCCAGGTCGGCCTACCAACCATATCCTATCGTCTCCGTCCATTGAGCGCCTGATCCAATATACGGTGGGCGGGCAGGCCATCGCTCACCCCTTTGCGGATTTGCGTGAAGAAGTCGCCACCGTGGGCCAGGGCAGCCGCCTGCTTGACCGCCAGGCCATTGCCGATGGCGTCAGAGGTGGAGGCACCCCATCGCAGGGCATCGTTGACGCCGCGACGGAAGGCGCGCGCCTGCTGCCAGCCGCCTAAGCCATGGATGTCCATCTTACCCATGAGGTCATCCGGTTTCGGCGGAGCTGGTTGGTCGTGGGAACGAATGAGCGCATCTAGGAATGCACCCGCATCGCTGGTGCGCGACATGTGGTCAACTCCTGTAATAGTTCCCTTGTTCTTGCTCGCATAGAAGACCTCCTTGGCCTTCTTCTCTGAGCCGTAATTCTGCTTCATGGCGTGCATGATCTCCTCACCTTTCGCGGTGAGTGGCATAGCAAAGCTCCTTCGCACATGGGGACTGGACGACGAGGCATTAATTTTGTAGTTATTTGCTGCCCTTTTGGCGGACCTGTAGCGCTAGGCGCCCAGTATACGGCCGATCCGATGTCCGGGGATTGTCTATGCGGCAGGTTCGTCCAGCTTCGGACGTTCATTAGGACGATGAGTCTGTGGCTCCATGACTGCCCGCTTAAAGCGTGAAGTCTCCGGGTCCGATGGCTGGCCGCGCCCAGCAGTGAGTGCCTCAAACTGAGACATGCCAGGACGGGCACGCAGTGGCAACGGATTGTCCGAATGGGCACGAACATAGAAGTGGTTAGCCATTTCGTCGTCCAAGTCGTAGGTACCAGGAGGGATTAGCTCCTTGAACCCGTCGTGATGCTGGAAAGTGAACCCCTTTACGATTGTCACGATAGGCATTTATAAACCCCTGCGATGTATTGAGTAATAGTTATATACTCAGCACACCTCAAGCCGCCGGTTCTGCCGCATCGTCGAGGCGGGGACGCTCGTTCGGCGGCCGCGGCGACTTGGTCTTCGTAGCAGCCTCGCGGAACGCCAGCCGTGCCTCGTCAGCGGCCTGCTGGGCGACCTGGTCTTCCTGGTCCTGGCGCATCTGTTCCGCCGCTTTGAAAGCGTTCATCTGCTCTTCAAAGACATGCGAACCAGCCAGCGCCCTGACCGGCGGCGGCTTGTCGGTATGCGCCAACACGTATGGATGCTTAGCCATATCCTCGTCCATGTCATACGTGCCAGCCGGGATGAGTTCCTTGTAGCCGTCCTCGTGCTGGAACGTAAACGGCTTGACGACAGTTACATTAGGCATTGTTTAGTCCTCTTTCAGCTCCCTGTTGCTGTCTAGATACACAGCCATAGGAGACAGTCTCAGATTCCGTCACGATACGATATCGTTTCGGGATAGACGAACTCGACGCAACCTAGCCGGCCGTAGTACGTCGTAATCTGGTAAATGCTACGAAACTCCAACGGAGTCCGCTGCAAGGGTACCAGCGGGAAGCGCACCCGGTCACGGTCACGGGTATACGCCACCATACGGTCAGTCACCGAAACGCCACGCCCGGTTAGCCACTTAACGGGTTGGATGTTAAGCGGACGGCCGTTCGCTGCGTTGCAGATCGAGTTGGCGCGCAGGAACTCAAGGATAGAAATATTACCTGCGGTCGACACTTTCTGCGAGACGAGATAGCTAAACTGGGCCGGCGGAACACGAAGTTCGGACGGCACGATAGCATAACCGGAGTTCACCCAGGTCGTATTGAGGATTTCGTTAACGTCGGCCAGGATGAGATCCGCGCTCTTACCATTCCAAACGGCGCCGGTTATGTTCGTAACCGAGCCAACGATGGTATCGGCATTAAACAAACCGTTCTTAGAGTAGCCCGAATCCCCTATGTAAACCTGCTCGTCGATGTCCATTTGATATTTTAACCGAAGGCCATCGTATTTCTGTACGTCCAGCGGACGACCGACCTTTTGAGCAGACGCTAACTCAGGAAGTGTGTATTTTAACTCCATACCCCAGAGAAACAGGGGATTCGTTGTCTTTCCGATATCAACACTGATACCCGAGATAGCATTGGTATCGGTAGAAATCCAGCTCTTACCCGCCGGGGTGATACCGCCCGGGGCAGCGAACGTGCTGTTGGTAAAGCTGGAGACTTCATCGGCCAGCGTTACGTCTTCACGCAGGTCGATGTCACGGCCCCAAGTAACCGTAGCAAGGGGTTCGTGCAGGGTCGGGTCGAGACGCTCAAGCTCCCCAATCAAAAAAGAGCCGGTAGAGTCCACGGTGAGCTGGTCAAACGTGAACATCTCATCCATGGTGAAAATGCGACGACTCTCGGGGCGAGACAGCGCCGTCGAGTCCGCATAACGAATCTTGGTACCCAAATTGCTCATTTTCGTTATTCCACCCCCTTATGCAATGTGGAACGAGATTTCGCTGAGGCCATTGGCATCAGCCGGACCCATCCACGTTGCCCCGGACAGCACAAAGCCGCTGCCAGCGGTGCCTGGATCAGCCGCCTCAAGTCCGCCCTGGATGTGGACGCCAGTGGCCGTATTCGCCCACACGTAGACGATACCGCCCTTGGCAGCCGCTGTGGTGCCGTAGACCTTCACCGCCATGTAGCCACGGCGCATGACGTCGCACGGCCCTGACGCGGCTGGTGTGCCGGTGCCGAGGCCATCCGTCGACGAGATCGCCGGATAGGGACGCACCAGCAAGCCATAGACGCCCGCCGTATCGG